AATCGGCTCAGTCGGTTCATGTCCGGTTCCTCTACGACGAGAACTGTTTCAAGTTCACGTACCGCGTGGACGGACAGCCATCGTGGAGAGTTGGTCTGACGCCGTTTAAGGGGTCGGCCACGCTCAGCCCGTATGTCGTAGTTGCAACCCGAAGTTAGTGAATTGGCGGAATCGGGGGTTATGTTTTGCCCCCGCTCTGCCAGTACAGAGAACACGAAAGGAGATTTTTAAGAGGAAATATGTTGAGTGAATTTACAGCAAAGCCCATCAAGGCACTGGCTCCGGCAGCAGATCGATGGAACACGGACCCCGTCACCGATTCCATCAACCTGAAAAACCACAACCGGCTCACGTTCCTGGTGTACCAGGAAGGCGGGACGACCGGTAAGGCGACCGTGACGGTGCTCGCGTCGAGCGACGACGCCCGCACGGGGGCCGTGGCGCTCCCGTTCCGCTACCGCAAAATGACGACCGGTACGAGCGACACACTCGGGTCCGTCACAGCCGTGGCCGACACCGGGTTCGACACCACCGCGAACCAGGACAGCATCTATGAGATCGAGGTACTCTCGTCCGAGCTGCCCGACGGCAAGCCGTGGGTGCACCTCAAAGCCACCGAGGCCGCGAACGACCCAGTTAACGGATGCGTGATCGCGCTCTTGTCAGGTCCTCGCTTTGGCGGCTTGACACAACCTGCCGCAATCTAAGCGACGGGTTTCGCAGTAACGGCGACGGTGCTCTTCGGGTGCCGTCGCCCATTTTTCCATTTGGAGGCCGATGTCTTGGATTGAGCTTGAGGCACCCACGGCGGCGCCGGTCGACCTTGAAGAGTTGAAAGGACACCTTCGCGTCACGACGAACAACGAAGACGCCACGATTGAGCTGTACGCCAAGGCTGCGGGCCAGTTGTTCGAGATCAAGACGAACCGGAGGCTCATTTCTCGGAGCTTTCGACTCGACCTCCCGGCGTTTCCAGCGTCGGCGGACCCTTGCGGCATCGAGCTTCCCTTCGCCCCGGCGGAGGAGATTACCCACATCAAATACTTCGACACCGCGGGCGTGCTTCAGACTTGGGACGACGAGGAGTACATTATGGATCTCACGAGCCACTTCCCGAGGGTGACAGTCGCGCCGAATTACCTTTTTCCCTCCACGCAGACGGGAAGGCCTAACGCTGTTCAGGTCACCTTTGTCGCTGGGTACGGGGACACGTACGAGGACATCCCCGAGGGCATCCGCCTGGGAGTCTTCTTCCTTGCGGCCCACGCCTACACGACGAGAACGCCGGTTGTGAACGGCACGATGACTGATGTTCCGAAAACACTCCAGTACGTGATCGACGCCTACAAGCTCTGGAGGGCGTGATGGGTGGGGATCCTGGGAAAAAGAACCGACTCATCACGCTGAAGTCGGTGACGGAGACGAACACCTCGGGCAGTCTCGACAAGACTTACGCCACGGTGGCGAGGGTGTGGGCTGATTTCCGGCCCCTGAGAATGGACGAGCGAAACCAATCCGCGGCGAAGCACTCCCTCCGGACAGGGAACTTCCGGATCTACTGGCGGGATGACATCACGCCGACGATGGTGATCGTCTGGGACAACCAGACGTGGAGAATCACGGGCATCGCGGAGGTGGGCTACCAGGACGAACTCGATGTGACGGCGGAGGTGGTCTACTGACGGTATGGCAGACGATTTCGTTAAAGGGCTCGACGATCTTTTAGCGGCGCTTAAAGACCTACCCGGCAACATTGAGAAAACGTCTCTCAGGACGGGTCTATTTCGCGGGGCTCAGCTCCTTCGGGACAAGATCAAAGACGCGGCGCCCATCTCCTCGGGGTACCCGCCGAAGGGCGGGAGAATGGCGAAGTATCTGCCGGGAACTTTGAAAAAGAGCATCAAGGCAAAGCGCCGGAGAGGCACACGACAGGAAGCGGCTGCGGGTATCACGGGAGCTTTTTATGCGAGGTGGGTTGAAGAAGGCCATACGCTGAAGAGTCATGGAAAGAAGATGGACAGGGAGGTTATCGGGCACGTTCCGCCCAATCCATTTATTCGCCAGACGTTTGAAACGAACAAGGAAGCGGCACTGGAAGAGATGCGGAGGGGCTTTGCCGAGGGCGTGAAGAAAGCGCTGGATCGGCTTCGAAGCAAAATGCCGAAAATTTAGAGAGGATAGGGACGGTTTACGGCAACGATTGAAGAGGCGATTCACAACAAGCTTTCAAGTACTTCGGCGATTACGGCTATCGTAGGCACTCGCATTTATCAGCTCAAAATGCCGGAAAACCCAACGCTTCCGGCAATCACGTTCGAGGTATCGGTCGGTGATCAGGTCGAGAGTTTCACGGGGTACTCGTCTCTTTCGAATCCCATCGTGAGTATTCACTCGTGGGCAAGATCTGCGGCAGCGGCGAACGCTCTCGCCCTTCTCGTGAGGGATGCTCTCATCGGAGCGTCATGGACCTACAGCGACGTGACCGTCACCAATGTGCTTGAGTGGTCGACAGCATCGCTTTACGACGATGACACCGAGATTTACCACGTAGCGGGCTCGTGTAGGGTCTGGTATTCATGATGTTGAATTAATCAGTAGCGGAGGCCAATGGCGTCGGCAGCAAGCGCGGGAGCAGGATGTGCATTTCGTAGGGGTAACGGTGATTCCGGCACTACGGCAGTTCGTGCCTCCCGTACAATGGGCACCACCAATTCGCAGATCATCATTTACTGGGGAACGGGCGGAACGGCGGGCAACTCGAAGACATGCTCGATTGTCGTCTCGGGTCTCAACACCGCACTCTCCGTGGTCGTTACCACCTCGGCGGTAACAATCAACTCGGCCACCAACGGCGGCGGGTCCGCAACCTCAACAGTCACTCAAATCGTAGACGCGCTCTACGCGGACAGCGTTTTTCGGGCCAACTGGGATGCCTCCTTCGGCGTCGGCGACGGTACCGGCACGATTGCGGCAGCAGGCTCTTCCTCCCTCTCCGGTGGTATCGCGGGCGAAACGTTCACAGCGGTCGCTGAAGTCAAAGGCGTTAGAGGCCCAAGCCTTCAAGCAGCAACGTCGGAAGTGACGAGCTTCGACTCGAATAAGATTCGTGAATTCATTTCAACGCTGAAGGATGGCGGTACGGTCTCCTTCGCAATCAACTACATCCCCAACGCCTCCAGTAATGGGCACCAGTACCTCGTCGCGGACATGCTCGCGGGGACGGTCAGGAATTTCGAGCTTCAGTTCGATGACACGAAGAGAACCACGATGTCGTTTGCTGCGGTGGTGACGGGTTTCGAAGTATCGGCAGAGTTGGAACAAGCAGTTCAGGCCAACGTATCGCTGAAGATCAGCGGTTGGCCTACTTGGTATTAACGTAAGGGGGTGCAATAAGAAAATATGCCTTCAGGAGCAATTTTCGGCGGTGGATGTACATTAAAGCGAATCACAACGGCAATTGCCGAGGTGAAAGGCGTCAGGGGGCCAAGCCTTCAGGCAGCGACGACAGAGACAACAAGCTTTGACTCGGCAAACGATGTCAGAGAGTTTCTTTCGACCTTGAAAGATGGCGGGACAGTCTCGTTCTCCATCAACTACATTCCAAACGCCGGCGGCACGGCGCATCAGCTCCTCGTGAGCGACATGCTTTCCGGCACTAATCAATCATGGAAGCTGGATTTTCCAAACTCCATCTCGATGTCCTTCACCGGTATCGTGACGGGCTTTGAGATCTCGGCAGAGCTTGAGCAGGCGGTTGGTGCAAACGTCACCATCAAGCTCACCGGATGGCCGACCTGGGCATAGTGCTCTCTGGGGTAATGGAGGTTTATGGACAACGCAGATAAGGCGATCCCTGAAATTACGCTTCAAGTCTTTGGCGCACCGCACAAACTCTCGCCAACGTTCGGCACATTCTGCCGATTCGAAAAGGCGACGGGAAAGAACGCGATGGCACAGTCAACTTGGCTCATGGCATCAGCCTTGGACATGGTGACCTTCATCTGGGCAGCGCTCGGCGGTGAGAAGCTCGGGAAAAGCATCGATGACGTGGCCGAGGAAGTCGATGGAAAGGACCTTTCCACAGTTCAAGAGCTTCTCGCGGTCATGTTCAAGCGGGCCCAGGTGCCAGAGGCCGCAAAAAAAGACGAAGCCGCGTAGACGGCGGCGAGGAAGACTCGGTTTGTTGGTTAACGTTGTGGGCGATCGGTGTGTACGATTTTGGGCTTTCGAGCGAACAGTTCTGGGACCTCACTCCACCGCAATTCGCTGCCCTCTCTGACCGGCACGACGACAGGAACCAGCGGGACGAGTTCTATTCCGCCAACGTCGCATCCATCATTGCCAACGGCCACCGGGACGAGAAGTCCCGAACG